AGTCACAGGAATGGACGCCGGGCTTCCAGGTCTTGATAGATTTTCGGGCGCGGTGATTATTGATGATGCGCACAAGCCCGATGAAGTACATTCAGATACAATAAGACAATCAGTCATAGAAAATTATAGACAGACAATTCAGCAACGAAATAGAGGCATAAATGTACCATTTATTTTTATTGGACAACGACTACATGAAGACGACCTTGCGGCCTATCTGTTAGCGGGTAAAGATGGCTACACATGGAATCAAGTGATACTTAAAAGCATAGATGATGCGGGGAATGCTCTTTATCCTGAAGTGAATACACTCCAATCCCTTCTTATCAAGCAAGAACGAGACCCCTACGTATTCTCCTCACAATATCAGCAAGACCCAATACCCGCAGGCGGCGCATTATTCAAACCTGAGTGGTTCGTCATGCTAGATGAAGAACCAAAAATATTATTTAGCTTTATTACAGCAGATACCGCAGAAACATCTAAAAGTTACAATGACGCAACAGTGTTTAGTTTTTGGGGGATTTATGACATTCAATCATATGGTATTAATACAGGTCAATATGGACTACATTGGATAGATACTTTAGAATGCAGGATTGAGCCGAAGGATTTAAAGCCAACCTTTTTAGATTTCTGGCAGCAGTGTATGCGTTACGAAAAGCCTCCACAAATGGTCGCTATTGAAAAGAAATCAACGGGAGGTACATTATTAAGCCTTCTAGATGAGATACGTACTATTAAGCTTATGGACATCCCTAGGACGTCTCAGCAAGGGAATAAGACAAAAAGATTTCTAGATGCCCAGCCCTATGTTGCAGAAAGGCGCGTGTCTTTCCCGTCACTCGGGAGGCATGTAAAATTGTGCGTTGATCATATGGCAAAAATTACTGCCAATGAGACGCACCGATGGGATGATATAGCCGATACTATGGCCGATGCCATAAAAATAGCATTAATTGATAAAGCCATAATTTCCGCACATGTAAATGTTGTTGATTATGATAAGATAGCTAAAGATATGACTGGAAATTATAATAAGGTTAATAGGCTCAGACAAAGCGCCTATAGGAGATGATTTGAAGATAGAAGATTTACCTTTGCCCTCTAGGATAATTAAATTACTTTTACTTGAAGAGTGTTTATTTAAGATAACTTATGCGGAAGAATTATTAGAAATAGATGATAAAACTTTGCTTAAAGTTCCTAGGTTGCATAAAGATGGGATTGAATTATTAAGAAAAGTTTTGGATTTGGTTTTTAAGAAAGAGAAACCTAAGCAAGTAAACGAGACAGCTATCATAATAGAAATGAGAAGTTTGTTTTTTGAGTACATGGCCTCTATCAGGCGTGAGATGAATGAATTAAGAACGATTACATGTGAGCAATATAGACTCCTGCAATCAATACAACTAGAAAAAAGTCCTGATGGCGTACTTAGAAGAATAAATGATAAAGTTCCAGGATTTGCAATTGCAATGCATGATTTATATAAAAAATTAGAGGAATGATACACAAAATAAACAATTGATATACACTTGTAAAAAGGAAAGCATTTCCTTAATAAAGTTAACAAGATTAGACAAAGTGCATACAGAAGGTAGATTATGATTAATATTATGAAAGGAGCTATATTTGGTCGTGATACCCCTACTTATGGTATCCTCATGCAATTTAGAGACGATATTTTTTGCATAGAAAATTTATCTGAATATGAGTGTGCCCCATTCTTGGGTGTAAAATTGGATAAAGAATGGGCTGAGAAACTTATTATATGGCTGCAATCCGTAATTGAAAAGAATAAAATTTGTGATGATTGTTACAATTATAAAATGCCAGAAAACTTTATCGGGGAAATTAATTGCTTAAAATGTAAGAACATAATAAAAAATATATAATTTACATTACAGGGAAAGGATTTCCCTAGGAGCTACAATACATGAAGGACGTAGCAAAACGCCACTTGGATCAATTGGCAAAGATTAAGAAAAAAGTGCGTAATGCGCATGATTACTTCAAAGATAACTATGACAGATATAACGAATTTCGTAAATTCGTTTTCGAGTCATCCCTAACAAACGATGAAGTGACATTATTGATGTCCATGAATCGTCCTCAGCTTGAATTCAATGTTCTAGAAGCCTACATTAGTCGACTGCTCGGCGAATTCTCAAAGCAGGAACCCGATATTGAAGTCAATGCCTTTGATGAAGATAAAGCAGATCCAATCACCATAAAAGTCGTGGAGCAGCATCTAAAACATGTCTTCATGGACTCAAACAACGAACATACTCGCTATGAGGTCTATAAAGACCTCCTCTCCGGTGGTTTTAGTACAATCAAAGTATTCACGGATTATGAACATCCGATGTCTATGAATCAGACCATTAAAATCAGTCGTGAAGAACCGACCCTATGTGGTTTCGATAAAGTTTCACGCTTCAGTCACAAAGGCGATGGGCAGTTCTGCTTTCAGTTGTTCCCTCAAGATAAAGAATTATTCGAGGAAGAACATCCAGAAATTCCTGTAAATACTATTAGCTTTAGGCGAGATTTTGCGGGCTTTAACTGGTCCTATATGAATGATAATAGCCAAATTATAGTTGTGGCTGATTACTATGAGAAAAAACGCAAAGAAGAAACCATAGTGCAAGTTCGTGACGGTGCAGTTATGACCATGAGAAAATATCGAGAGCTTGTTGATAATTGGAATGAAATAACAGTGCCTCCAAGCATTGTCGGGAAATCTCGAAAAACTTTAATCGATACTATTTGTAGGTATCGTCTAATTGAAAGCCAAGTTATAGAATACGAAGAAACAGATTTTAAGCATTTGCCACTCGTATTCATTGATGGCCATTCTTTAATGATAAGAGCAGGCCAAAAATCAGGAAACGTGAGACAAGTAACGAGGCCCTATGTATATCACGCGAAAGGTGCGCAACGCCTTAAAAATTATGCAGGTATATCTCTTGCGAACGAAATTGAAAATACGGTTCAACATAAGTTTATGGTTGCTAAAGAAGCTTTGCCAAAAGAGGAAAATTTCCTTGAAGCTTACAAGGATGTTCAGAAGGAAGCGGTACTTGTTTTTAATTCGGTACATGAGTCTAATCCTGACTTGCCGATTAATAATCCAATACGTGAAGTCGCTCGCATCCCTGCGCCACCTGAGATTGCACAGGCTTTCACGGGTGCTGATTCGCTTATTCAAAATGTACTGGGTTCCTATGACGCTAGTCTTGGTATTAATAACAATCAGCTTTCTGGAATTGCAATCGTAGAAGCTGCTAGCCAGTCAAATGCTACTGCTATGCCTTATATTGTGGGATGTTTGCAAGGATTCCAAAGGGTCGCAGAAATTTATGTAGACTTGATGCCTAAGTATTTTGTGACACCAAGAACGCTACCTATTATAGATGAAGATGGTGAAAGACATTTTGTTAAGATAAACCAGCCAAATGGGCTACCGCTAGACTATGATAGCAACGCGTTAAATGTCGTCGTCAAAGCAGGCGCTAGCTTCCAGGTGCAAAAATCACGCACTATTATGATGGTCAAAGAAATGATGGGAATGTCTCCATTGTTTGCCCAATTCATTGCTGAAAAAGGCTTAAACTTTGTCCTAGATAATATGGAAGGCAAAGGCGTTGAGCAGTTAAAATCATTAACTGGAGAATGGCTAGACGAATATCAACAACAAAAACAAGCTCAAATGCAGGCAGAGCAACAAAATCCCGCAGCTATGAAGGCTCAAATTGATATGGCAAAATTACAGCATGAGCAACAAAAAACACAACAAACATTTACATTGGATATTGCAAAGTTACAACAAGATGAGCGAAAAGTTCTTGCTAATTTACGTCTTGGTCAACAATCTGCTAATGTTCAAATTGTAAAAGCTATGACTGAGAGATTTTCCAAACAGGTAGATTTGGAACTTAAACACAAAGATATGAAACATAGACATTTCAAAGAAGCTTTTGAAACGCACCACAAAATACACGGAGAACATGGTGGAAGAGCACATTGAAACCCCGGTAGAAAATCCAATAATAATGGATGTAATAACTTTTAGGGAATTCATTAAACATATAACAGGCGAAAACCTATCAAAATTTTATGATGAATTTTCAACCCAAGGAGATGGCGAGAATGTCAAAAGTAACATGGAATGATTTATTTTCAGGGACTTTTAAAGATTTAAAAAAATCTTATAATCTGGATGACAAAGGTTTAGAGATTCAGGTTCGTCGCCATATGGATGGCGCTAATGCACAAGAGCGACGTGATCTATATAAGAGTGTTTGGGATAAAAAGGATAAATAATCATGCCTTTTAAATCTAAAGCACAGCAGCGATACATGTTCGCAAAACATCCGGAAATAGCACAAGAATTTGCCGAAGCAACGCCCAATATTAAAAAGTTGCCAGAGCATGTTAAGAGTAAAAACCATAAAACAACAGGGAGCGTTAAAATGGCACATCACAAAGAGCATCACGAACACAAAGAACATAAGAAAGAGCACCATAAGAAGGAGCATCACAAATCTGAGCATGAAGACCACAAGCACATGCATAAACACCATCATGAAATGAAAAAGCACCACGAAAAAGAATTGAAGCATCATGAAAAGATGATGGGTCACCATATGAAACATGCAAAAAAAAAGTAAGTCATTCAGATGAAGCAGAGGACAAGGCATTAATTCGTAAGATGGTAAAAAAGGAAAGTTTAAAATGAATAATGATTTAAATGACGCCCTGGAAAGGGTATCACATGAAGTTAAGGCGGCCTTGGATGCAATGTATATAGCATTACAAGCATTTAATGAGCGGATGGAGCGTGTAGAAAAATGGATATTAGACCAAGAAAAAAGAAGTTAGAGGAGGATGCAAATCCTTATAACAGGCGCGCCGAAAAGGATACGAAACGTGCTTTCAAGAGTGTTAGTAAGTCTGTTACCCCAGTAGCTAAAGATACAAATAAAACACGGCGTAAAATGGTAAAACCTACGTCTAGACCAACTAAGGGATGAGTATTATGCAAAAAAAGGAAAGATTTAATATAAGTAAGTGGTCTAAAATCTACAGAAAAGTCTATCAGGTTGCTTCTGAATCAGGCTCAGAGAGTAGGAATATGAAATTAGATTGCCTTAAACAGCAAGCCAGGGATTATTTAGATAAATGCGGGCTTGTTCTTGAGAAAGCAAAATTTCCGTATTCAAAAAATAATAAGTTGACGTGGAAATATTTAGAAAACACGAAAACTAACAATCCTAGTAAACATGTACATGATTTTTCCCCAACGATTCTCAACAAGAATTGTATTTATAATGAAATGGAAGGTTTTTAAAAGGAATTAAAATGCATATATTTCAATCAATGATTTTACCTTTAGTAGAGCGAGAATTAGTTACTCATGAAACTGAAATAGGTAGGGTAGTGTTAACGCAATTACACGGATTGTTAACGAAGTTTATCGTGCATGTTGATAAACATTCCGGCGCAGCTCCAATTGTTCAAACTGAAGAAGGGGCGAAAAATGGCTGAAATGTTTATACAAAAGGCCCTATCTAAAAAAGGCAGTAAAGGAAAGCTTCACAGAAAACTACATGTTCCAGAGGGCGAAAAGATTCCTGCTAAAAAGCTTGAGAAAGCAGAGCATAGTAAAAACCCTACGCTAAGGCGGGAGGCTAATCTTGCAAAAACCTTAAGTAAATTACGTCGCCATTGAAATTATATTCATATGAGCGCACAATAATAAAATATTTATACGGAGATAAATAAATGAGTGAATACAAATGCATGGCAGGGATGATAGATAATAATATTGTTAAAGAAAATCATCAGCAAGGTATAGAGCGAGTCAAACAGCGAAAACATGATAAAATGGACGTTGAAGGGCACAACGGTAAGATGGGTGTTCGTCATGATAAAGCTCATTGGAGCCGCAAAGGTGACTCATTAACACCAAGAAAAGCTTAAGGATTAAGCTTTAACATAATAAGGACATTATCATGGGCGTTATACAATTTCCAACACCAATTCCCGCAACTAATGGGAATTTTCCTAATTTAAAATCAGCTTTGTTTAGTGATAATTTGGCAACTGTTACTACAGCGGGTTATTTAACAACCAGCAGTTTAGATGCAGGAATGCCGTTATCTAATGCCGATGTAATTATGGCGTTATATAGTTACAGCCAAAATACAAACTCAGGGACTTTTGGAATATTTACAGTTAGTATTTCTACGAGTACTGGGCAGGTAACATTAAGTTCATGGGCTAATCCTGGGGATGCGGTTCTACCCACTATTGCCAATTATATTGCGCATTTTACTAATACCACTGGCACAATTTCTTCGGGAGCTGCTAATATTATTAATGCAGGTAATATACAAGCTGGCCTTTCAGGAACTGCCGGCACACTGGCTTCCTTCCCAGCTACGGCCTCAAAAGGTTCATTAATAGTTGCAGGTGTTGCAAATACCGGTAATACAAATACAACGGTTAGCAACGTTGCGATGGGCCAAGCATCCGTTGTCAGCATACCAGACCCTGCAAATGCCATAGGTCGCTTCATGATTGGTGCTACTGCTACACCATTCGTTTCTGGCAATTTCCCAATCGCTAGTGGTACAGGTGGCCTATTTATTGATTCAGGGGCTGCTCCTGGCTCTTTTGCAAACCTAACAGCAGCTAATGTTTTTAGCGGTGCAGGTCAAATAACACTGGCAAAGGCAAATGGGACAGAATCAGGGAACGCTGTGACTGCAAGTGGTAATGCAGGGGTTATTACTACCTCATCTTTAACTACTGTAGGTGGTTCAAGTTATGCAATTACCTGGACTAATACATTAATCACAGCTACTTCTGTTATTTTGTTAACTATTATGGGTGGTACCAATACGACTGAAAATATCACTCTCAAAGCAACAGCTGGTTCTGGAACCAGTACATTAACAATTTATAATAATACGGCAGCTACTTCTCTTAATGGGACAATTTTTATTGGTTACTCTGTATTATAATCGTGTTACAAACTATCTGAGCATGGTTTTCTCCTTTTTCCATGCTCAGATTTTTAATTAGTCATTTGTTCTAAATGCTCTTTAAACCAAATATCCAAATCATTTGCTGTGTAAAATATTTTACCATTTAATTTGTAATATTTGGGGGTATTTTCTGTATAACGGGCTTTCCTAAACCAATGAATGGAGTATCCATATTTTTGGGCAGCTTCCTTTTCTACTAGATATTCTATTCCATCTATAATTAACATGATCATCCTTAATTTGATTTACTTTAATCTTCTTCCTTTTTCATCGCTTTCTTACTTTTAGATTCTTTTTTAATAAATTCCTTGTATTCATTTAATTTGGTTTCTTTTCTACATATTGTCTTTAATATATATTTTATGGATAAATTATTTTTACTTATACTGTTTTCTATTTTCTTGAACTCATTAAATATTTTAGTTAGGTTATCGAGTTTTATACCCTCTACTGCGCAGTAATTATTTTTTTTGATAGCAGATAGAACCTCTGAGTTAATCCCAAAATTTTCCATGATTTCAAAATCTGGATACCCCTTTTTTAAGAAACTTTTAATTTTGATTAGATCATCTAAATCCGGTTGCTGATTAAAATCATTGCCTATTCTATTCTTTCTCCATTCGGAAGTGATTAGTTTTTTTGATTTCTCACTTGGCTTCCAATTATCAATTGATTCAAAATCATCCTCAGTGTCTGCATCAAATATCTCAGGGTCAAATTCATACATGCCGTCTTTCATATCTATATCCTTATGTTAATTATCCATCTAACAAAGCCATGATAACAATGAAATTTTTGTTGAGCCTTAATATTAAATCTTAAAAATTCATACTAGTTCATACAGATAGCTACTTCCCATTCTTATCTTTGTTATATCTATTTATTCTTGAAGTGTGAATTTCGCAAAAGGTGCAATGGAATGCAATTTCACACGAGACCCATGCGTATTTTGGGGAATCTTTTCAGCGTGATGGCGTAATAATCCGAGACCTGTTCGTAAGGCAGAGGTATTACCGTGGCGGGGAAATAGCTAGAAGGAACTATGATGGACAATAGTGTTATGGATAACACGGCGTCTGATATGAATCAGGCTCCAGTTGAACAAATAGGCCAGACTAATTCTGAGCGTTTGTTTAGGCAATCTGAATTAAATGAAATTGTTGGACGGGCTAAGCATGATGCCGTTGAGAGCTTTAAGCGCCAAAACGCGCAGCAGCAATCACAGAGTACACAGCAAAGTTACGCACAACAATCAAATAATTCACAAAAAACATTGTCGGAAGATGATGTAAAGCGTCTTACTACCGAAGAGCTAGGACGGCAGCGCGAAGAGTGGGAGCGACAAACTCTCGAGAAAAAGCATGCTGATGAAGCGCAACGAATAGTATCTGCTTATAAAGATAAGATTGCTGCTGGACGAGATAAATATCAGGATTTTGAGGCGGTCACCAGTAATGTTGATATGCGTTATTATCCTAATGTGGTTCAACTATTAGCTGAGCACGTAGATAATTCTGCTGATATATTATATGACTTGGCAAAGAACAGAACTAAGCTAGGTAATCTAGAGTTCATGTGCGGCCATAATCCTCAAGATGCTATTTACGAGATTAAGCGTTTGGCTGAGTCCATCAAGGCAAATGAGTCTTCCTCGCAAATACGTTCACCCAATACACCATTGTCACAACAGAGACCTTCTAACACCGGTACGGATTCGGGTGCTCTGTCGATGACTGATTTGAAGCGTAAATATCGCGCATAACATCTGAATCCTAACTTTAACTTAAGTTAGGAGTTACTAACATGGCTGTTTTTCCAACAAATATTTTACAACAGGTACAAACGTACCAACGCTCAGGATTAGCACTATTACAAAACCTGTGCTGCCACATTGCTACAGCTAATACAAAATTTAAAGATTTCGATAAGATTCAAGCAAACTTAGGTTCTACCGTAACGTTTGACTTGCCTCCACGTGCTACAACTACTGCAGGTTTGGTTGCGGCATTCCAACCAGCGGTTCAACGTGTGCAAACACTTGCATGTGACCAAGCTAACACCAGCTCATTCACTGTTACTTCCCAACAACGCATCTTCAACTTAGAAAAAGGTGAAGAGGACTATATGCGCGTTTTTGGTAAGAGCTTCATTGCTGAACTTGCAGCTAGAGTTGAAGGTAATATAGCGCTTAACTGGGCATCTGGGGTTGTTTCACAATTAGATGGAACCACAAATAACTTTTCTGGGCCTTACAGATTCTTCGGTAATGGTACACAAGCGTTGTCATCCTACCAACAATTATCACAAGCTATTATGTTCTTCAAGAACTATGGCTCCGTAGCTGAAGGGATTAAAGTTTACCTTCCAGATAGCGTTGTTCCAAGCATTGTGGGTAACGGCCTTAACCAATTTGTTCCACGTCGTAATGATGAAATCGCAATGTCTTGGGAAATCGGGGATTTTGGTACGCCATTAGTTAGTTATTACCAATCAAACTTAATGCCTTTGCATGTGTCTGGTGATACTGGTGTTCTGCAACAAACATTAACTGTAGTTAGCGTTGACGATCCGACAGGACAAAACGTTACTCAAATTACATTTAGTGGTGCATCAACAAGCGATGCTAACGCAGTATTTTCTGGCGACTTATTCCAATTCCAAGATGGCGTAAGTGGTCAAACAAATGCTCGATACTTAACATTTATCGGCCATTTCCCATCTGCTAACCCTGTCCAATTTAGAGCAACGGCAAATGCTGCTTCTAACTCTGGTGGCGTTGTAACAATTAACATTACTCCCGCTCTTAACTGGGCTGGTGGGCAAAACCAAAATGTTAATACGCCAATTGTTGCAGGCATGCAGGTTCTCGGGCTTCCTAGTCATCGTTGCGGAGGAATATTAGGTGGAGAAGCATTCTATCTTGCAATGCCTCAATTACCTGAACAATCACCATTTGATACCGCTAATGAGTACGACCCGGACACTGGCTGTTCAGTGCGTTTAACTTATGGTTCTCTGTTCGGTCAAAACCAAACAGGTATGATTTACGATGAGACTCATGGTTCTGTAATTGTTCCTGAGTACTCTATGCGTTATGTCGTGCCTTTGTCACAGGGTTAGAATTTCAACCGGTTACATTTTGTAACCGACTGAATTTTAGAATATGGCCTACACCTCTGGGTAACTATGTGTAGGTTCTTTGAACACTAGAATTAAGGATAATAAAATGGCTATTGCACAAATTCAAAATGAAACAGTATATCCCTTACCGCATTTATATGTACAAGGATTGCAGTTATCAGCCGCAACACCATTAGCAGCGACTGTTATAGCTGTATCGCCTGGGGCTGCTCGTGATTCAACTAATAGTATTGATATGGTGGTTGGTCTTCAGAACTATTTTGGTATCGATAATCCTGCGTTGTTATTCCAAGGTTATCAGCCAGGATTGTTTATAAATTCACTTGTAAATGGTGCTAATGGTCTAGACACCGGTGCCATTGCAGCGAGTACTCAGTATGCCATCTATTTGATTGGTGATTCACGCAACTATTTAAATACAGCAGCAGTGTTGAGCTTGACTAGCAATGTTGCTCCAACGCTACCATCTGGATATGACTCCTACCGTTTGATAGGTTTCTGGGCTACAGATGGTTCAAAGAACTTTGTTTATGCTACTAATAAACCACAAAATATCGGTGGATTGCTAACATACTTCAATTCTCCTGGTGTGTCTGTGCTGTCTGGTGGGACTGCCACAAGCTTTACTGCAATTGATTTAACAGCAAACTCTGCAATTCCAACAACTACTTTGGAGAATATAATTGTAACGATATTAGTTACTTTTACTCCTGCGGCTGTTGGGGATACTGTCCAGTTTAGACCTACGGGTTCTTCAGCTACTGGAAATCTACCTACTATTACTGGTGTGACTGCCGGCATCGCACAATCACAATATATTCAGATGATTGCAGGCGTTGGGTCAAATAAACCTGAAATTGACTATAAGGTAACGTCAGGCTCGGATGCAGTAAGTGTATCTGTAGTAGAATGGGCGGGAGTTTCTAACACTGCTTATCCTGCGTTAGTGTAGTAACAAAACCCGCTTAGGCTATGCTCTTTGAGTATCCTTACTATGGCGGGTTATTTTATGCAAGTAACTAAGGATAGTTATGGCCACATACACAGCACAAGATTTAATAACGCGTGCCTGGTTCCTATCCGGCATTGTTGCTAGAAACTTACAAGTTCCTACAGGAGATCAAATTTACGATGGTCTCCAGATGCTTAACGACCTTCTGAATTTCAAACAAATTGAAACGGACCTTATCCCTTATTGGCAATACATAACCTTCAATGCGGTCCCACAGCAAGAGTATTATTTTCTGCCCTATGTAGCAGCTATTGAGACCTCAACGTTCAACCTAGGCGTCGTACGTTACCCCATGGTGGGGACAAGTAGGAGCAATTACTTTGGTTCATCTCGGGTTGATAATATTTATACGCTGCCATTTTCATGGAACTATGAGCGCTCTGTCGGTGGCGGCACATTTGGTATGTATTTTATCCCAGACCAACCTTATGTAATGAAAATGAAGGCTAAAATATTTTTAGTCGATGTGGACCTTACAACTGATTTGCAAGATGTTACAGCATCATTTGTTAATACGTATTCTGTGCCAAATTATACACCCTATACTTTTATTAATAATGGCATACAAGGTTATGATACGGCCTATATTGAATATTTGCGCTATGCCCTTGCACGCTATATGTGCAGTGAATATGGAGTTTTATTTAATCCTGAATCTGAAAAAATCTTGATGTCTTATCAACGTAAATTGATGTATGAGGGGCCACCTGATTTGTCGGGTAAAAAGCTTACTATATTGAACTCTGATAGAGCTACAGGGTACTCGTGGGGGGACGTCAATATTGGACACGGTTGGAGGCCTTAAACAATATGTATATTTATTTATCTATTATATGGGGATTCATGTGGTAATTGGGGTGTGACAATCATTGGAACGAAAAGGTACTCTAAGAAAAAATAAATATTCTCCAGTCCGCGATAAACTATTTAAAATCGCATGAACATACAGAGTAATTTAAGAGTAATATCTAAAACCAATCAAGGACGATTATGCAACATACAGAAGTTATTACTAATAATAATATAATGCTTGAAAAACGTCTGACTAAGCTTGAAACCGATCATCTATACATGCATAGTGATATAAAGGAAATAAAACGTAATGTTCGGTGGATAATTGGTGTGATGGTGACGTCACACACAACGATAATCGGCACATTGGCAAAAGGATTTGGCTTTATATGATAAACCGTGGGCAAAACTTTAGACAGTTTCCTATCAATATTGTGGGTTCCAGTATCTTCGGACGATATCCGAAAATAGATGTTGAGAAAACCTTCAATATGTTTATCTCTGACAATTTCATGGTTCCCTATGCTGGCTATCAAATTGCCATTGGCTCCAGCAATTTCGGAAGTGGTAAAGTGGGACGCGGAATATTTACCAGCACAAAATTTGATAAATTAGTTATCGTAATAGGCCAAAATGTTTACTTAGCAAATATTAAATTCTCTCAACAATTTCAAAAAGTCATTTATAGCCAAGTAATACATATTGGCGTTTTGCAGACAACTACTGGTGTTGTTTATATAGCCGAGAATAATAAACCACAAATTGGTATATCAGATGGAACGGCATTTTATATTTACGATCCTACTTTGACACCCTCATTCCAAGCCATTACATTGAATTTTACGCCTGGATATTTAACATTCCATGATACTTATTTTATTTTAGCGGCTTCTAATGATAACACTTATACGCCTCCTGCTAATAATACTTGGCGTTTGTCTGGGCAAAATGATGGCACTGACTGGCCACCGCTTACAGCTAATGTTGGTCTACTACAAACCAAGCCTGATAACGTACAAGCCGTAGTGCGGTTTCCATCAAAAGGTAACATGATATTTGTTATGGGCTCTGTAGTAACTGAAGCATGGTTTGATACAGGTGCGCAATTATTCCCATATCAACGTAACAACCAATTCAATATCGACTATGGATGTCTGCAGCCTGCTACTGTGGCTTACATGGATGAGTTCGTAGTATGGCTGGCACAAAATGAAAAGTCTGGCCCAATCATTGTATATTCCGATGGTGGTATGCCTAAAAAGATTACCACTGATGGCTTAGACTATTTATTTTCTACTCTCCAAAACCCTGAAGATTCACAAGCTTTTTTGTATAGGCAGGACGGTCATTTATTTTATCATTTGAACTTTTACGAAGATAACTTTTCTATTTTTCATGATTTTACGACCGGAAAAACTTATCACGCTTCTGACCAAAGTTTAAATTATTTCATAGCAGCCGAGGTGGCATTTTTTAATAACCAATATTACTTTGTAACAAAAAATAATGGTAATTTGTTTGCACTTGATACAACATTCTATACCTATCAAGATGTAGATAGTCTAGGAAATGTTGAAACTCATGAAGTTCCAAGAATTAGAATTTGTGCAAACATTAGAACACCGGACCAAGAATATCAAATTATCAATGATGTTGGATTTACCATCGAATCAGGTGAAACAGATTATCAGCAACAATCATTAGGTGAAATAATTCTCACTACGCAAGATGGCCATCCATTGGTTACACAAGGTGGTTTCATTGGATTGGTCACGCAAGATGAAGAGTTTCTACTTACCCAAGATGGGGAAATATTATTAACGCAGCAAACTGATATAGGCATGCCCGCATTATTAATTGCGCAACAAATGGCTAATACAGGGACATCAAATTTATCGTTACCGCATGTGGACTTATCCATTTCCGTTGATGGTGGCGCAACATTTGGCAATGAATGGGCTTATTATCTACCAGCCATTGGGCATCGTAAGAACAGGCTTATGTGGTGGCAAATAGGAATAGCAAATGATTTTGTGCCTCAGTTTAAATTCTGGGGCATGGGAAGATTCGTTTGTACTGATGGCATAGCTAATGTAAGGATATAGCATGGCAGTAGAAACCCCAATTTTACAGGCGATATTTCCAGACTTGCCAAGAGAACGCCCCGTTCTTGATAAAGATGGGGATTTCAGTCCTCTATGGTCACTAGGTCTATCATCATTATTTCAGGCTCTACAAGAGAATTTTAAAAATGAGGGCATTATCTTTCCAAGACTAAGTGCCGCAAATATCGCAAATATAGCAGCAATTTATACGCCATTAATCGGTGGTCCATTACCACAAAATATTCCTGATATAAGTGGGCAGACAGTTTTTGATACTACAAATCGTGTATCCAAACAATTTGTAATAACATACGATGGAGCTATGCCGCCTAATATAGTCACTGCGACTTGGCGAACGTTCGCATTTGTATGATAATGTAATGACAACATTGATTTAAGGATGAATCATGGGATTTTTAAGTAATCTATTTGGTGGCGGGAAGAATCCATCTGACTCTGCGATGCAGTATTTACAACAAATACCTGGACGCACGCAACAATACCAACAACCGTATTTTAATGCTGGAGTTCAAGCACTTCCACAATTGCAACAACAATATGGTTCTTTATTAGGTAATCCTGGGGGGAAGCTTAACGAAATTGGGCAAAACTACCAACAGTCTCCAGGTTTAGATTTCGCAATACAGCAAGCTCTACAAGGCGCAGGCCACGCTGCTGCTGCCGGGGGCATGGCCGGCAGTCCCGAGCATGAACAGCAAAATATGAGTCTTGCTACAAACTTAGCCAATCAAGATTATAACAACTGGTTAGGCCAAGCTACTGGTTTATACGGACAAGGATTATCCGGGGAACAAAACTTGGCTGGCATGGGCCAACAATCGGGTAATAGTATGGCCGATATGATTGCTCAAGCATTGGCGTCCCAAGCAGGTTATAGTTATGCCGGCCAAGCAGCTAAGAATCAACAACATTCGGGATTATTGGGTAATATTGGTAGAGGTATTGGCGCACTATCAGCATTTACTCCTTGGGGCCAAGCTGGGCACGCAATTGGTGGATTTCTAGGAGGTCAATAATGGCTTTTACGAATTATGTTCCTCCACTTTTAAATCGTGAGCAAGCAGGTGCTATGCCCGATTTGATCGGTAGTTTGTTGTCAGGTTATAGCGATGTCTATAAAGCTCGTATGATGCCTCAGGACCTTATTAAGAAGCAATTAGAAAACCAATACTATGGTCCTAACATAGAGTCTCAAATAGGTCTTAGAGGGGCCCAGGCGGGTCATTTAGGCTCCATGACTGCTGGACAGAACATTGCCAATCAATTTGCACCTCAAAAATTACAGTCTGAGCAAGAGGACAGGGAATTTAAACTACACAATCCTTTCTTTGGCCAAACAGGAACATCTGGGGATTTAGGGCGATTATTGTATCTACAAGAAATGATTAAAAATAATCCTGAGATTGCTAATCAAATGAATATGGGTAATCAGCAGCAGGCTGGGATGCAAACATCTCCGTCTCAAATTCCAACATCTAATCAAGAACCGCCTCAGACTCAAGGCAATAATTTTGATTTATCTAAATTAGTTCAACAGGCATTTTCTAAAGTTGCTAATCCCGGAGCTAATAAAGCCATCCCACAAAGCGTTACCGTAAAAGATTTAAATGCTTTACGGGATGCTGAAGCAGGATTTGTTCCTGGTACTGGAAGATCGCAGCCTTTTGAATCTAAAGAGCAACAAGATTACTACACAAATGTTTTGCAAGAACATACTACAGGCCTTAAAAAAGGTGAACATTATATTTACGATCCCGAAACTAAGGAAAAAATAGGTATCGAACGTCCTTATTCACCAAAACAAATAGAAGAGGAATCCGGTAGAGCTTTTTTTAATAATGTTTTTCCAGCTATTAATAGTGGTTTCAAGGATTATATTGGTAAAGATTCTGTTAAACATTTTGTTAAAGATGCAGATAATTATGGCAAGAATCCAATGGCTACTCGTAGAATTGATGATTTATTGTTAGCTCAAAAATTGGTGAGTGCTGGTGTAGTTAAAGAAGCCGCTACTTTGGGTGCGGGAAAAACAAATATGACTTATAGGAATTTATTAAAATCATTCCCTGGATCTGATGTACCAAAATTAATAGCAAAATATGGTAATGAATTAAAACTACCTGGAACCGCATTCACAAAAGCTGGCGTTCGATATCAGGATATATTAAATCAAGCGACTCAAAAAGCTAATGCCAGTGTTCCTGCAACAAAAAAAGTTTATTTTCACCCCGAAAAATATTTAAAAAATGCTGAAGAAAAACAATCAAACTTAGATGAACATCATGAAACTATAACTGTTAGAAATAAAAAAACAGGTAAAACAGAGACTATTTCTAAGGCTGAAGCCAGAAAGAGAGGAATTAAAAATGTCTGATTGGGAAGTAGTTTCAGTTAATAAAAAAAAGCCTAAAAAGGAAGAATCAGATTATGAAGTGGTCAACGAGGAAGCTCCAGATTTAGAATCCAAAGGTTTTGGCGGTATTGCCTCTGATGCTTTGAATAAAGGAACGGATGCATTATTAAATATTCCTAGTCAATTATTAAATCTACCAGGGGAGTTATATGGTACTGGTAAGCAAGTTTTGACTAATCCCAAAAGAGCATTACAAAATGTTGGAGCCGGATTTGGAGAATTAGGACATGACATATTAAGTGCCCCTGGAAATATTAGAGATTATTTACAGAAAAAAGATATAGTTTCTGAAAATGCCCCCAGTTTTAGATTGCCTGAATCAGTTCTTCCTCGAGAATTTAATTATGCTGAAGCTTTAGGAGCGCAGGGAGAGGAACCAGGCGATACTATGTTACGTGGACTTCCTACTTCTGCCGCATTAAGTCCGATTTCTAAATTATTACCTCATATTCAATCCGGTATTTCTAAGGGAATAGAAAAAATAAAACCAGAAAGTCCCTACCATACGATTCAAAAAGCTTATGATATTAAAGAAAAAGATTTATCAAATATATTTTCCAATGTCTCTAAAGAAGCCAATAAGGAAAATATTAAAATTGATTTACCAAAAAATCTTATCAATGAAATTAAGAAAACAGGTCCCAAAACAGATAGGTTCAATAATTTCGTAGATAAGGCTAAATCTGGTGATTATGATGCTTTGCGAAAAGTGCAGAGTGAACTCTTTGCGCGAGGTAAAAATTATTCTAAATCGCATTTAGCCTCTGAAAACGATTTTGGAGCACACCTATTCGAACAACGAGCTAAGTTGAATAACGCAATTATAAAATCACTAGAAGAGGCTGGGCGACCAGATCTAGCCTCACAATTGACTAAAGCACGCGAAGGGTGGAGAAATTTAGAGGAGACTTATCACGCTAACCCGACAATATCTAAATTGGTAGGAGAAGAGAGAGAGGTGCCATTTACCTTTGGACCATTAAGAAAGGAATCTACCTTTATTAAAAATCTTAAAAATGAACATCCGGAAATTCAGCGAAAATTAAATAATATACGACGTGCTAAGCAAGTCTCTGCGGCATTAGGTGCGCTGGGACTAAAAAAGCTATATTCTGGTAGAGAAACCCCCTATTACGATTATAATGATTGATTTTAATTCCTGATGTGTTAAAATCGGGCATTTAAAAGGGGAATAAAATGACTGATTTGTATGAATGGGCTAGCATTGTAGTTTTAATTTACCTTGCTTATGATTTTATATTTGAAAAGATTCATAATTATTCGGGAAAATTGGATGAGTAATGAAGAAAAAGTAGTGGGATATCCATTTGGCATAGATGTTAGGGTGGCTTTGCTTGAGTCTGCCGTTGATAATATCAATCAGACGTTATTACGTATTGAAACGCAACTTTCTGATATCAGAAGAGATGCTAAGTCTGATTTTCGATGGTTACTATCTATGATCATTGGCTCTACAGTTGGTATTACTGCTATAATGGCACATGGATTTCACTGGTTTTAATAGCTAAGTTAAAGGACTAATAATGCCAATTAACACGGATTTGTTAATAGCAGCACCAATGTTACAGGATTATCTGGTAGACAAGGACGGAAAACTCATGTCTGGCGGCACTATCACCATGTATCACGATAATAGCCGAACAACATTAAAAAACTGGTACTACCAAACTGGACCAGATTCAACTGGCGCATATTCTTACCCGGCATTACCTAATCCTTTAACTCTTAGCGCTGCAGGAACTATATGTGATATCAATGGTGTAGATACCATACCATTTTACTATCCTTATAGTGAATTAGATGAAACCGTAGACGATCCTTATTACGTAACTATTGTTAATTATGCTCAAACCAATCAGATAACACGTGCTAATTTCCCATTCAATAGGGAAGAAGGCGTTGTTCCTACTGCGCTTACCGATTCTTTAAATAACCTTATTGTTAATGGGGGATTTTGGCAGAATATACAGCCAAATACTTTAAATATTACACCTTTTACAAGTTTTAGTTATACTACAACTGATACGGTGGTCGCTCCTAGCCAACATGATGGCTTTCGATTGCCTGACGTAAGATTTGTCAGAACTAATACGTCTTCTTCAGATACTGCTACTTTTACACCATTTCCGTTTTCTAACTCCGCAGTAATTGATAATTTTATCGTTCCTGAATATTACCTTTCACATAATTGCACTGTTGCTGGAAGTGGCGTAACACAAAAATATTATCAATTTCCAATCTCATTGCATATTAATACACTGTCCAATGTTCCTTACACATTCTCAATACAAGCTCAAAATTCGGGAGGCACTGGCACAGGCGAAAACATTATTGAGATATTTATTTTACAAGATTTGGGAACTGGAGCTTCATCCCCTGCACCCCAATCTATTGGAACAATTACATTAAATAGCGCTTGGACAAATTATACAATCACCAATATTTTCCCGAGTGCAGTGGGTTTGTCATTAAGCAATGCCCCTGATGATGCTTTTTATTTATTAGTTGGAATGCCCACAAATTCACTTTGTACTATCAATTTCACAAATCCCAGTATTTTCTTAACCGATGGGCTAATTCCGAACAATGATTTTCAAACTTATGATCAAGTAGATACGGTAATAAATAGCCCACGAACGGGCGATCTAAGAACCAGTATTAATACTTTCAATCCTTTTGGATGGGTCCCAATGAACGACGGGACGATTGGCAATCATAGTTCCAACGGAACATCTAGGCATAACCAAGATGTTTGGAAGTTATTTAATTTAATTTGGAATCTTGGTAAAACTTATGATTCAGGTTCCAATTTCAACCCAATTGCGCAAATGTATACTAGCGGTGGTGCGGCCACAAATTACGCTGGTACAGCACTGACTGACTATAATACTAATAATGCTTTGGCATTAACAAAAGCCATGGGAAAAGTTTTGTTAGGAACTGTTCCATTAGCTAATTTATTAGCTGCGACACCTACATTGACCGGCTTTTCATCTGTAGTTACAGCTTCTAGTTCTACAGGCTTATTATGGACTACAGCCGCTGCCAATTTATTAAATTTATTTTTGGGAAATACCATAAGTTTTACAAGTACTACCAGTCTCGTGAATGTGATTTCGACGAGCATTTATTATATTATTCCTATATCGACTACTACATTTAAAATTGCGACAACTTTTGCTAATGCTTTAGCAGGAACTGCTGTAGCTTACACGGGTGCAGAAACAGGGACTGTGACAGCATATCTGCAAACAACGGGGTCTATTGAAGGTGAATATGGGCATACTCAGCTCGCCACGGAAGTTGCAGCACACATACACGGCCTAACGGGTCAAACTGGTACAGCAGTATCTGTTGTTAGCACTGGTGGCGGATCTACATTCTTAACTAATTCACCGGGTAGTAACGTGACCAATGCATCATCAGCGGGCACAGCTTTCAACGTAACACAACCTGGTGTATTCTATAATATATTTATAAAGTTATAATATGTCGACGCCATAAACATGATGTTAAATTGTGTCGATAAAAAGTAAAATCATCAACATAAGGATTTGTGATGGCTCAATCTACTCAATTAAACTTTGGTAGGGATGTACAAGGGTTTAATGCTTATGCCCCTTCTTTTCCGACTGATATCTTTACTGCAACGCTGGCAGCGTCCACAGCAGAATCTGTAACAGTTCCTGGCAATGCTCCTGTTTGGATTATGTACGTACGAGTTCAACCAAATGGATGGGCTTGGTGTTCGAGAACAACTACAGCGGCTGTTCCAGCGGGGGGCACATTAGCTTCAGCAAAATCAGAATTAATTGTAGGCACTATAGAATATAAAAGAATTGTATATGCTGCGGATGTTATAAGCTTTATTACACCAAATACTACTTGTGACATTGAAGTCGCATTCTTTATTAATACATACCCTTAGTAATTAACTTTTAGAAAAGGATTTCTAATGGCTACAGAAGAAATGTTTACATCGCTACCCACCGTAGCGACTGCTCAAATGTCAGATATTATATGTGCTGTTCAAGGGTATGTTAGTCCTACAAATCTAGGTTTGTCGGTACAAGAGAACCTACAGCAAGTATATAATCTCTTCCAATCAAATGTGATTTTATCCTACCCCGGAAATCCTAATGGTTTTGTTGCAGGAACCACTTATCAATTATGCTGGGATACAGTGGATCATATTTTATTCGTATGTACGACATCAGGCACAGCCTCTACCGCAGTTTGGACGCCCTGTATAAGTTCTGAAAGCACGTGGATAGACCAAACATCCAGCCCTGTAACTCTTGTTCCTGACAGAAAATATCTCGTAAATAATGGTGCGAGTTTAGTTACCTTCAGTTTGCCGGCGACAGCAGCATTTGGAACACAAATAGAAATTGCAGGTTTATCGTCAGGAGGTTGGACCTTAACACAAGCGGCAGGACAATCGATTAATTTTGGTTCTAAAGCCACGACCGTAGGAGTTGGGGGCAGTTTGTCTTCTTCAAATCAGAATGATTATGTGAAGTTATTATGTGTAACAGCTAACACGACATGGAATGTCATAGGTTCAATTGGAAATATAACTATTGTATAAGGATATACAAAAATGGCTACTAATAATGCAACCAACACCCCAGAACTTACCTTAAATGGTCAGACTTTCATAGGCTCATCGGGTGTAAACCCAGTGGCAGCAACATTAACGGCTGGTGTGGGTATAACAATAACAAATGGCGCAGGTAGCATTACAATTTCTGGATCTGGTAGCTCAGGGTGGGTTGATCAAACTACCGGTACGGTAACAATGACTTCCAATACTGGATATACCTCAGATGATGGCGCATCTCTTGTTACCTTCACTCTACCAACCACCTCATCGATTGGTGACTTTGTAGAAATCAATGGAAAAGGCTCAGGTCTATATACTATAGCTCAAGCATCAGGACAACAAATCCACTTTTGTAATATTGCAAGTACCTCGGGTGCAACGGGAACGGTTTCATCAACATTACAATATGACTGTATCAGATTACGTTGTATTACAGCTAATACCATATGGGTTGTAGTTAGTAGCGTTGGGAATTTTACCATAGTGTAATATTTTACAGATTAAGGATAATTTAATGGCCACTAACAATAGTATAAATGCTAATAGTACTACACCACTGCCCATTGTGGATGGGGGTACGCAGGTGACATCAGTAACAATAGCACCGGCTGCTACAGCTTTTGCTGGATGGGATGCAAATAAAAATTTATCTGCTAATAACCACCTTCAAGGCTATACCACCACTGCTACTGCTGCAGGAACTACTGTATTAACGGTCGGAAGTACTTATCAACAATTCTTTACCGGTTCTACAACACAAACTGTAACATTGCCAGTAACATCGACTTTGGTTTTGGGATTTTCATTTTTTATCGTGAATAACTCGACTGGTATAGTTACTGTGCAATCTTCTGGTGCTAATACTGTCACTGCAATGGCAGCAGGAACTGTTGCAACCTTTACCTGCATTTTAACATCGGGCACGACTGCAGCTTCTTGGAGTTCTGATTATACAGCCGCAGGTGGTTTAAAAGCTCCAACAGTGCAAAAGTTTACTTCTGGTTCTGGAACATACACTACTCCCACGGGACCTGTTCCACTTTACATTAGAGTATATGCTCAAGGCGGTGGTGGTGGTGGAGCTGGTACCGGTTCTTCTGGTATAGGTGCATCGTCTGCTGGAGGCAATACAACATTTGGAACAACATTGATTGTAGCAAATGGTGGTTCAGGAGCTTCTGCTAACGTCGGAGCTGCAGGTGGCTCTGGTTCATTAGGAGCAGCTATCGGATTTGCGCAGACAGGAATGACCGGTAACAATGGCGGAACCGCCGCTAGCTCAATCGGAGGCGGAGGCGGTGTAAGCTTTTTCCCTGGGCCAGGTAATGGCGCTGGAGGAACAGCTATAACAAATTCTGGCTCAGGAGGTGGTGGAGCAATTGGAGGAGCAGCATTTGTTGCAGGTGGTGGTGGTGGTTCCGGTGGATTTGTAGATGGAATTATAGGGAGCCCTACTACTTCTTACTCATATGCAGTGGGCGGATCGGGCGGAGGCGGCTCCGCAGGTGTTGGTGGATCGGCTGGTGGGGCTGGGGCAGCCGGTATTATTGTTGTATGGGAATATTATCAGTAAAAAAAGGATAAAAAATGTCTATAATATCTACAATAGCATCATATGAAATAACCTTAGGATTTTTCCCAGGAACCGTACTTATAGATACCAGCGATACACTATCAACTGTTATGGGTACAGGATATTTAAATGGTCAGACATTGCAACCAACTGGAGATTTATTAGCTACTCCTACATGGCAAACGAATCAAATGGCCATTGTCACTACATCTGATAAAGGTTCAGTTATTTTGTTAGTACAAATTGATGGAGAGTCTAATATTAATTTGGTAGCCCCATTCTGGCCTTCCTGATTGTAAAATGGGAGGCGACAATTGGTTAATGTTATTAAATTACTTAAGTCAGGCGAAATTTCAGAGGAATCGATACAAAAAGCAGTCATACAATGGGTAAGACTCCAACCTAAAATAAAAAAGCTTGTTCTGCACTTTCCTAATGAGGGTAAGCGTAGTGAACGCTATGGAAGAATATTGAAAGACATGGGACTAAGGCCAGGCGTGAGCGATCTCTTCATAGCGATGCAATGTAGAGGCTTTGGGGGGGCATGGATTGAATTAAAGTCTGCCAATGGTGTCGTAAGCATCCATCAAAAGGAATTCTTAGAAGATATGGACCAACAAAATTACTTTACGGCAGTTTGTAGGTCCATTGACGAAGCTATTAAAACCATTAATTGGTATTGTTTTCCTTGATTACTTTTGTGCCCATCCGTGAGACTCAAACAATCTTGTTTCTTGAGTCACTCGTTTTAGGTTACACAAATTAACCCATTAATGGAGAATTAGAAACTACTCCTATTGGAATTATCGTGAACTTCTATCGAAGGTTCAGGTGATGAAGGATTCCTGCCCTTAGAAAAAAAGGAATTAAAACCCTTAGGCACAGACGTTATCTTACTTCTACAAAAAGAAGTTATTAATTCCCAAAGCTGATAGATTTTATTTCTTAAATCCTCATTTTCTGCCTTCAACTCAGCAACTTGCGCTTTTAATTGTCTCATTTCAGATCCGTGTTCATTATCTTTAATAAGAGAAGGCGCTGGCTGTTCAGTAGGTTTAGCGAGATATGATTCAGTATCCTTTATAAGCGCATCCATTCTTTTATTAAACTCCCTTTGAGTTTCCTCACGATATCTTTGAGTTTCCTCCTGATATCTTTCAGCTTCCTCATGATATCTTTGAGCTTTCTCATGATTTTTTCTTATTTGTTCTTCGAGGTCCGAGAACATTTTAAGATATTTCTCATGTTGCCTTTCTTCTCGAAGTTGTACAAGCCGTACATATTGATCATATGTCATTACGGGTTTAGGTGGTTCGATATCATTTTCTTTAGAATCATTCTCTATAGGCATTTTTAATTCCTTTAATTAACTTGTAAAACCTTTTTCCATATTGATTTTATCTCTTAACTCAGTAGCTACTTGAGTTGTTTCACTTACACTACCGAACCATGAAAACCATCCGCCGCAAAGTCTAGGTTTTCTTACTTCAGGCCTTAAGAATAGTTCAACATCATTCACTGACTCTCTTAATCTTTCATCGTCTGTAGAAGATTTTACGCTTTTTGCATAAGCTTCCAATACGGCATGTCTTTCATACGTTGAGCCTTTTTTAAGTTTATCTTCAACAGCACCACCTAGTTTTGCATAAGCAGGATTGACATAACCGGCTTTTAATCGCGTATTTTCTTCAGTTACAGTTCGTAATTTAGCTTTCAAATCAGAGTTTTCTTCTTTTAACGATTGAATAACATTTTCATATTTTGCAAATCTTGCAGCATTTTCTTGCCTTTCCTGGGCTGCCTTCTCTCTCTCCTTTTCGGCTTTAGCGTCACTTTCTTGTCTAGCCTGTTCTGCTTCAGCTTTATTTCGTTCAATAGTCTCCTGCATCTTAGCAAGGATGCCCATAAAATGTGCGTCACGCTGAGTTTTTGCGTCTGTTGCTAGAGGTTTAACGAAACGCCCAGGAACTAACATTTGAACAGTTAATGGAGTGTAAAAGACTGGATCCGTTCCTTTCTGCTCAATCCATTCTTCAATATCAACTCGATCATATATATGACCAGCACCGGGGGTTAGTACGGGTTCTGCCATGTCTTCAACTCTTTTAAGTGCTATCGGATCTTCATAAACAGCCTCATCAGCGTCTACTGCCGCAGCCCTATTAGGTTCTAATTTTGCTTCCATTTTATATTTGCCTCATTGTGTTAAAACGGAAGGCAGAATATCAAAAATAATCACGTTTTTCAATCAATGTGATTAAAAAATCATTATCGTGTTGATTTTAAATTATTTTTATCAAGTAAAATTAGCAATACATCTGAGGTAGATCTAAAACCAGCATTTGGGAAGTAAGTCCAAACATCTAAAAATCCAATGTTGTTGACATATTCTGTGTGTTGGAAATGATAAGAGATGTAATCGGCACATTTTTTTTGTGCGTATTTTTAAACCACAATTATAACATTCGTATTTGCTCATTTGTTGTATCCGTCCTTGAGATATGTTTAAAAAGTAAATCTGAGATTGTTTTATGTGAATGTTCTAAGCGATCCAGTCTATAGAGTAAATCTATATAACGCTCGTTTAAACAGAAGAAAATATAAATTACAAGAAAAAATAATGCGATAGTAGCTATCCCTAACAATAAATGCATAGTCTTACCTCAGGTGATTTTTAAAACGGTATCATATCATCTTCAAAGTCATCTTTTTGAAGTTCTTTTTTCTTATGATCAGATTCTGCAGTTTTCTTTTTTCCGCTAGGGATAAATTTAATTTCAGTGCCTGTTATGGAATATGCCCATTGTCCTTGTTTTTCACCTTGGGTTATTTGTTTATTATTTATTTCGCCCTCTATATAAACTAATTCTCCTACATGCGCATATTTTATAACTATTTCCGCTACTTTGTTAAAAAAGTTTACATTATGCCAAACGGTAATTTCTTGTGGGTCGCCTTTAGAATCCTTGTATTTTCTTGATGTGGCAACGTATAAGGTTGCCATCATGCTACCATTTTTTAATTCTTTGTGATCTTTTTTCCCGATACGTGCTAAAAGGGTAGCTTTATTAATCATCAAATTTTCTCCAACTGAAATATAAAATTCCTAGCGTTTGCATCGGATAATTCTTCTAAATTTGAAATCCCATAAAGTTCAAAGGCTTTATATAGTCTATCCTGAGTCAATTGCTTTTCATTTATCAATGATGAGATTATATCTATCTGTTCATCGCTAGCTGGAATATCTGGATTTCCTGGTTCAAATGATTTTGACTCTACTACTTCTCCGGTTTCCATGTCTACTACATTTTCATTTAGTAGATTATTAAGCTTGTCTGTCTGTGTTTCCCCAATGATACGTAAGTTGCGTTTCTCCTCCTGTGGCATTTCAGCGTCTGAATAAGTACCTCCAAGCAGGTCTTGAAAACATGCTCGTAAGCACTGGCTTTCAGCAACTTTCTTTATCATGGTTGCAGGCTTGCCTGTGCTGTTATTCCAAAGGCTTTTGCCTGTAGAGTATTCTCTTAACTCTGCGAATACATATATGGGCCGCGATGATTTATGGCGTTTAGCAACGCAATAGGCACCCACTAATGAACCTCTATTGGTGAGCGTATAGGAATGCCTTACTTCACCATTATGAACCTCAAATACATCATTTTCATATACCGCATCGCATTGGTGATAATCATACTCACTATGCGCTTGAGCGGCCTTCCTGTAGCCGTCACGTCCTATGAATACCTGTGCTGGTGCGCTGTCCTGATATTTAACGCACCAAATTTCTCGGGTAAATGGATTTAGATTTGCAGCTTTACCAAGTCCTACGAAAAACTGGAATTCCATTTCTGTGAGTTTGGGTGCAAACAGTTTCCGAATCTCATTAAGCTTTGATGCGTCTTCCCACATAGTCATGCTGTTATTTAATTGCGCTAATGCTGTACTCATATTAATTTACCCCTTTAATCAAAAATGCTCTAGAGCCACGCTTGTTAGCTTTCCAGCTCACGATAGGCGTTCCTTCTGCATTTACTAAACATTCTGCATCTTTCATAAATTGCATAATATTAAATTTATATTTTTCTTCTATCTCACTGAGTTTTTTAATTTCTAGTTTTGTATTGGTAAGCGTGATTAATTGTTCTTCGACCTCAGGCTTGATAGTCACGGTCTTTTCTGGATCGTGCTTAGGGTACATGAGTTTTAAATCAACTTGATTAATTGGTTTAGGCGGCGTTCTAGTCTGCACACAATTCCAAAATTCCTTGGCTGCATCTATAAGCTTTGATTCAAGTTCATAATTGCGTGTATATTTGAATTCACGATAATCATTACCACCAATTAAGACTGCAATATATGCGTAGTCAGCATTGAGCACGGCGCAATAATGAGCAACTTGAACCAGATATGGCATGGGTATGGTGTCAGAGCCATCTTCACCCCATTGGTGAGCCATGAACCCTGCGGAACATTTAACCTCAAGAATAGCATTCCAAGCAGGAATAAACCCGTCAACATTACCACGTAGATAATCATGGAAAGGATGAACTCCTGTATCAGGAGTTTCAACCACAACATTATTTCTTTTTTGAAATTCTTCACGGATAACATTTTCAAGTTGATGGCCCCAATATTGATAAGGCGTCATTTCTGGTTCTTCTTGTATTTGGCCAGTTTTCTCTAAATACAATTGATAAGGCGTTTTATAGCTAGAAAGCCCAAGAATGATAGGCATATCAGAACCACCAATACCTTTCATACGTTCAATACGTTGTTGCTCTGTAATCATATTTGCTTCTCCAAAAATTCATATCTGCTTAAAAAATGTAAATTCCATTTACACATAATTTCATCCTTATAAGCTGTTACGCTTGACTGATTATTACAGTTAATTTATACTTTGTCAATAATTCGTTATTTTATTTTAAGAGGTAACCATGAAATTTAGTGAAGTTATGATTTATTTTGATTATAAAATGGTTAATATAGCAAGGGCTCTTAATATGAAACCCCAAAGTGTCACCCCATGGCATAAGAAGAATAAAATCCCCTATCCGAGGCAGTGTGAGATTGAGATATTAACCAAAGGCGAATTGAAGGCAGACAAGGATGATTAATGGGTAATTACTTCAAAAGGATTCGTAATAATTTCATTATTTGGTTTTTCTCTGGTCACGGCTTTAGATATTTAGGCGCATTTATAGTTTACAATGTTCTTAGAAATTATTTTGGGTTAAATTTTTCTTTCTCAGAGTCGATGCTAATAGGAATTGGCTTGGCTCTTATGACTAGATGATTTTTTAAGGCAAAAGGATTTGTATATGACGCTTAAGAAAAATTCAGGATTGATAATAAATCTAAATCACGAAAAACTCTCAAACATTATCCGCGGCCATCTCTGCATCTATTTCAACAAAACATTAAATGCTGATGATATTGACACCCTCACCAAGCATTTAATTGATTCTATTGATGATTTTATGAACACAGACAAAGACAATCTGATTTTATGAACACAGACGAAGACAATCTATTGTGTGATCTGGGCAAACCCTAAAATAAGGGTTATTATATTTAGGAAGTTTTAGAGGCTTCCTGCCTCAAGACTTTTTAGTATTAGCGTTTGAATACGTATTCCTGCCAGGGGTTCTATTCAAACTAATTAAACCACGCGAAAGACAAAAAGTTTTGGCTTCGAGCTTTAGTCTACGGCTACACATCCATTCGCGTTTGTGCCATAAACTAGGTGCATTATACATCATGAACACAAATAATAAAAACAATAGTTCATCTCAAACAAAAAAAATTCATAATCCCAAAGCAAATCTTCCTGCAGTTTATATACCTTGTTGGCTAATCCAAGTTCCTGTCAAACAATTATCACACGCTGCAAAAATAGTTTATGGCCGTTTAACACAGTGGTGTGATGAGTCAGGGACTTGTTTTCGTTCCACACCACAATTGGCCGAAGAATTAGGTATGTGTGAAACCAGCGTTAAAAATGTTCTGAGAGAATTACGAGAGATAGATTTAATCGGAACTTTTCACCCTCAAGCCGGTGGGGTTAATCATTTCGAATTTTATGATCACCCTTTGATGCATGAGCCAATTAATAAAAACTTAGTGTATAAAAATGAGTCAAACGACCCTCCAGAAGACCCCCGGCACGATCATGCCCGACCCCCGGCACGATCATGCCCGACCCCCAGGCACGATCATGCCCGCATAAATAAGAAAGAAATAAAAAGAAATATAAATAATATAAGCACAAATGATTCAGAAGTTCAGGATGAAGAAAAAAACAAGACAGAAGTGTTCGGAATTCAAGCACTTATCAGGGATAATCCTCATGAAATACCAAAACAACTTTTAAAGGATTGGGTGCATGTAAGAAAAATTAAACGTGCTGCAATAACCAATACAGCATGGCAACAATTAAATAAAAAATTACAGATAATTCAAGAAACTAAAGGCGTAAGCCCCTTAGATGCTTTTACTAGGATGGTCACAAGCGCATGGTTATCTATTGACCCTGATTGGTTTGGTAAAAATAAAATAAATAATGACGACACAAGCTGGGGGAAAGATTTTTATGTAACTAACGAATTGGGGATTTAAATGGATAGGATGTCCGATATTGTAAGTAGCTCACAGTTTTTAGCTCAAAGAGATAGTAAAGAGATAGAAAGGGATCTAGATCCTATGAGCGTCTTGGTTGTAAATCGCTTATTTAATTTCTTTGAGGCTATTTGCCCTGGATTTGAAAAACAATACGCAGGGAATGAAAAGAAACTTAAAACGCAAAAAATACACTTTACTCGTGCTTTCATGGATGAGTCGATTAATGACATTAAACAAATTGAATTTGGGATAAAAAGATGTAGACGAGAAAGCCCAATAAATACGCCAACTATTGGCCAATTTTTAGATTGGTGTAAGCCAACAGTTGATGATTTAGGGCTATTATGTAAGGAAAAAGCGTTTGATCTTAGTTCACAATTTATGCGTGAAGGTAATATTCCTGATTTATCTGAAGATCAAAATTTATTGATGAAACATGTTATTGGGGAGTGCGGTACATTTTTTCTAAAGACAAACTCTATTGACAAAGCACAACCTGTTTTCTATAGAAACTATGAAATTGCTATACGAGATTTTATATCTGGCAAATTGAAAGCTATTCCTAAAGGACTGGAAGATAGAACATCAGACACGCAAGAAACAAAAAAGAAAAACGTTATTGCAAAAAAATTCGATCACCTCAGCGGTTATGAACAATGTATGCCAGAGATAAGACGCATTTTAGGGATGAATCCAGATGGAACTGTTAACAAATAATAATTGCCTAGAAATAATCAGGAGATTATCAAAAAAATACTGCATTAAACCAAACGCAATAACCGAGAAATTACTCTCGGAGGAGGACAAAGAAGATATGCGTAACGGTAATCTCTCCATAGAAGCTCTGGAAGCTCATATAAAAGTTTGGGTAGCTAATGGGATGCCTAATTATAGAAATCCCAATAGCGATGGTTTATGGAGGTTTTAGAGGGGTAAAATTGTCATGCTCCAAGATATGTTTCAATATCCGAAAGAACTAAGAGTGGGTTTGCATTTCTAAAACGCTTAATTTTACGTTTTTTTATGATGCTAATTGCAAGTTCATTATCGATGTTGGTAACATTGATCGATAAATTACGCTTACCTATCAGCCTTCTGAGTTCTGGTATAATACTAGCCACGTCCATTATGATATCTCCAATTTTTCATTCCATTCACAACATTATCAGAATTTCCTGTAAAAAGCTTATTTATGCCACGGTGAAAAAATTCCTCTATGTCTATCATGAGCTCAGAGATAGGTTCATCGTTGTATCCCTGTGCCAAGTATGATGCTTGCTCGATGTAACACTCCAATTTCCCTAAAAAAAACATTAATTCCTGGTCCTTACTCATCATAAAAATCCTCATATTCCTCATAAAAAGAATCACATTCGTCACAAAAACATATCGGAGAATGATTCTCGCTCTCATCACCGTGTATATCGTCAAAAATGTACATGTTAATTACCTCCGTGTATTAAATCCGTTGCTTGTAAAATCCGTTTACAATTGTCTCTGAGTTGCTCTATTTCATATTGACTCATTGTACGAAAATGTTTCTCATCATAATTTTCTGCGCAAAAATCATAATCCCAATAATCAACGCCATCGCCTGCAAAATAGCAACTGAACTTAAAATCTGTGTCAGTTAAATCTGCAAAATCTAATTTACTCATTCTAGTCTCCGTATATGCTTGAAAGTTATCTTTATGCTTAAATTTGATTATTTATATCGATTAAAAAATTCTTCTATTTCTTGTTCGGTTAAATCCTCCAGTTGATTAAGGTAATCTATTAATGCTTCTTCTTTTGTGGCACCGGTTCCTTGCGGTGAAATAGCATAAAATCCAATTTCGGAATCCCAGTCACAATCGTAGGAATCATCTGTTACTGTCCAATCTGAATCATAAGGATTCATTTGCGAAAAAATTAATTTTATATTTTCAAGTTTTGCTTTTGTCATTGTTACCCCCAGTAAAGGCAGCCTATGCTGCCTCTTTATCAAATTCTTCCATTGTAATTTCTTCATATCCCATTTTGCTTATTACCTTATTTAGGCATTTAATTGTTACTAATTTGTCTGCAGGAGAGCTATAACCGATTAAATCGCCATTTTCTTTTGTTATTCTGTAAGAAAATGTGAAATCTTTTATTACAGTTCTTATTTGTATGTTAATCATTTTTAATTCCTCATTTGTTAAAATCTAAGAGTATAATATCAGTCTAAACTTATAATGTCAACTATTTTTGATAAAATATGCAATTAGTTGCTTAATCAATTATTTATGGTATTATTGTTACAAGCTAATAAGTCAAGGATGGCTAATGTTGTGTTATAGATGTGGTGGAACTGGTAAATATTTAGGTAATGGTATGATGATGTCGGATTGTAGAATCTGTGATGATGACGGACAAATAAAGGCCTTAAAACAGGACTCAGCTCATGTTAAGATTGACAGACGTTCGCAATCGTATAAAGATTCTATCAAAGAGATTATGCAGCTCAATCCTGATATTAGCAGGGCAGAGGCTGTTGCGATGTTTGATGAAGCTTATGACAAAGTTTGAGGTCGATTATGCCTAAAAAAAAAGATTACAATGACTATCCCGGCAAAGGAAGGCCGACTCTCTATACCCCAGAGTTAGCGGATGAAATTTGTGAGGCAATTGCGAGCAATAAAGAAGGATTAACTTCACTATGTAATGCAAGAGCTCATTGGCCTCATCCTTCAAATATCTTCATTTGGCTTAGAAGATACTCAGATTTTCGCGAGAAATACGCTCAAGCTAAGGCCGAACAGGTCGAAGTTAGTATAAATTACATGCAAGAAATGATGGAAGAGCCACATCTTTTTGTTGATGATAATGGTAACAAAAGAGTCGATGTTCCAATGCTCAGAGTTAAGATAGATGCAATCAAGTGGAAAGCTTCGAAATTACAAGCTAAAAAATATGGTGACAATAAACAAGATGAGATAAAAACTGATTTACTTGATGAATCTTTAAAACGAAAACATGAGCTTGATGAGAAAAATAGGAAAGAATTTTAAATGAGTGACGAAAAAGAAATATTTTGTTGCCATACTGCATTGGCCGTAGGTGATGAATTCTTCTGTGCGAAGCAGGATATGAAAGAAGAAGATTTATTACCAGTAATTTATTCGCTAGCAAGAGAATGTGATGGGATGATTAAAGAACCTGGAATTTATAAATTTAAATTAGAAATTGTTAAGATAAAATAGGACAAAATTATAATGAGAGAATCTAGTGCAATAGATTTTGAATTAGATATTCAGCCTTATCCATTTAATAATGGTTGTAAAGAAGAATAGGAAGGAATTCTAATCTTGAGAAAAGTATTACTAGAAAATCCTGATTTACAAAAAATAATTCATTCATGTGATAATTTAACTTTTATACTGGCTCATGAAGAATGCTTAACAACAAGACAGGCGATGAGCCTTAAATTAAGGCATGCGCATGTTCACGGAAAACGACATACTTATAAAAGCATAGGTGAAATAATAAAATATGGTGATTCAAGACCTATAGATAGAGCTATTTCTGGCAATAGAGCTTGGCAAATTTATATTAAAGCAATATTAAAAATTTATGATAATCTTACTCCCTGGTTTTATGTATTTGATGAATCTTTGTTAATATAAACATCTCATCTACCATGACGTAGAAGGAGTATTCAGGGCCGTTATGGCGTCCCCAGTTGAAGGTGCTTACCTCACCTTTCTTAGCGCAAGAGAGATTAGGACTTTCTTAAACTCAGGGTAATGACAGCCGGAAAGACGGCATTAATTTATTCAAGGATTAATTTATGATCGCAGAAATGGAAATAAAAACTCAATGTCCTTCAGGATATTCCGTTACTTACAAAATTTGGGAAGTTGTTCGAGAGGAGTATGATGAGAGGGAATTTGTTGAAAAATGCCGGTTAGCCCTGGATGATTGTCTTAGAGTATCAGGAATTAATAAAAGAAATATTTAATTTTGAATGTTCGCGTTAGTAAAATATCTCATCTACCCAAGGTAGAAAGAGTTGAGCAACGGTTATGCCCGCGCTTTTTTATTATGACAAGTGAGACAGAAAACGTAGATAATACTTTTAAGCCCAGAGCTATATTCTGGGAAGTCGGAGACCTGGGCATGAGTAGCCGTGGAAACTTCCCCTAAGCTGAAATGCTTACACTTGTCACCAATTTGGAATTTGAATGAATTCATCAAATGATTGCGTAGTAGTCATGTGTCCACCATATCCTGAATACCAGGAAGCACCAGAGGACCATTCTCATTCTGAATTATTTGACTGTCCTAAATGCAATTCCCAAATGTGGTTATCAGAAAAGAAAAAAGGCGTTCTAATGTTTTCATCCTGCCTAAATAAAGAAATAATATTGGGTTGTTACAACTGCGTAAAAAGATTACTTGAGGAGCCATCCTTGTCTACGGCTGAAATATTAAAGGTAGATATATAGTGAATGACTTCACAAAAGAAGAGTTATTAATTATCTTATTAGACATTGAATCATTTAATCCGAATCCTACCGCCAAAATGCAGGTTATTATTAATAAAGTAAAATCTATGATTGATCATTATTGCGAGAATAAACAACAATTATAATTAACCCCTATTTTAACTTTTATAAGGAGATTTCACGACAAAAAGGTAAAACCTAATGAACAAACGAGAAGCGGCTATAATAAGCGCATATACTGGCTTAAGCTTTGGAGTAGATTTATTTGTAAGCTTTCAGAAATATGTAGAGGAAAAATTCGAACGCGGGATTTGGCCGCATGAAATGACCGATGAAAAGTTTTGGATGCGACTTAAAGCGTTATCGAAACAGGATTTTATGGACTTGATTAAAGAAGCTGCAGAAGGATAGCTAAATAATGGTTTATAATCTGGAGGAAATTCAATACTTGCTTAAATACTTTAGTATGGAACCAGATTTTATAGAAATAATAGACGGAAAATATTATTTCGACTTAACTCATGTTTGTAAAGGGGATGATGCGCAAACTGAAAATTGTGATTAGAAATCATGTATATTTTAAATGAAGATAAAACCTATAGGAAAGCAGTTGATACTCATGAGTTCGAAGCGCAGTTTAATACAATGAATAGACAAATAGCAGATACAAAATTGCCAAACAAACGTATATCGACTACTTGGTTAGGCGTTGATCATAACTATTACAAAGTAGGTGGTGGGGTCGTCTTGATTTTTGAAACGATGGTTCTTGATAGCGAAGGGAAATCGGAATGCCAACAATTGTATTCTTCGTGGGAAGATGCCATTAAGGGACATGAAATGGCAGTCCATAGGATTTGCATAGAACAAATAAAATAAATATTAAATAATCTCTGTATATATAGAAAAGGAAATTTGGTAAAAAATTATTCTCCGTTAGCTCAGCGGTAGAGCAGCAGACTGTTAATCTGTTGGTCCCTAGTTCGATCCTAGGACGGAGAGCCAAATATTATAGGACATGACATGGATGAATGGATTAGTGTTAAAGATGCACTCCCTGAAAAACTGGAAAAAGTACTATTCTTTTGGATTTTAAAAAACAGCGCAGGGAGAAGTGTAAAAAATATTGCCATGGGATTTTTATCCAATGAAGGATGGCATATAACGTTGCCGTGTATATCATGCTGCCTTAAGGATGAATATTGTTCTGTTAGCCATTGGATGGAATTGCCTCAATTTCCAAAGCAAGATGAGAAATTGGAAATGGATAAGCGAACCAAAGAGTTTGCTAAGCGATTTATTGATGGAAACAAAGGTTTACTTAAGAGATTAGCTGATCGATGAAACCATTATTATTCCGCTTTATAGAAGGTAGTTTGAAAGAATCTATGGCGACAGTTATTACTGTTAGTGATGAAAACTTTTTAATAAATCATATAAAAAATACTTGGAATTTACCTCAATGAATGCTGAAAATAAATTACGACTACTTAAAGAATACACTGAGGTGCAAGCTTACGATAATGGACTATGGTTTGCTGCAACTTGTATAACAGAAGACTTCGTTCAAAGGGAGCTTAGAAAGACAGCTTGGCTAATTGAAGAGGCAACAGAAGCAGAAATAGAAGCAGAAATAAAAAAATATAAATTATTTGGGGATTTATGATTAAGGACGACGCCAAGGATGAACTTGCATCACAATTACGCTCTAGTCTATTAGACTTCACCGAGTTCTTTTACCCATTACTCACAGGACGAAAATTTATTGTATCTCACCCAATTGGTCGTGAGTCCCATCATATAACAATATGCCGGGCACTGAGTGAAGCTGCACGTCTTGAGATTCCGGACCATAGGCTTTTGGTTAACATTAGCCCAGGTTCCGGTAAATCGACGCTATTAGCCATGTGGGTTGCGTGGACCATGGCTAAATGGCCTGATTCCAGATTCTTGTATATTTCCTATGGTAAGATTCTGGCATCTAAACACACGGAAACTATAAAACGTATTATGCAATTGGCACATTATGTTTATTTGTTCGATGTAAGAATAAGGCATGATTCAAAAGCCAAAGAATATTTTCAAACAACAATTGGCGGAGCAGTCGCCGCTTTTGGGTCTTCAGGGCCAGTCACAGGAATGGACGCCGGGCTTCCAGGTCTTGATAGATTTTCGGGCGCGGTGATTATTGATGATGCGCACAAGCCCGATGAAGTACATTCAGATACAATAAGACAATCAGTCATAGAAAATTAT